GCCCGGTGAGTTTCGCGATGTGGATGCTCCCGGAGGGGCTATTCGTGACAGCCTGATGCCGCTGCCATTCAAGGGGCCCGACGCGACGCTGTTTAACCTGCTTGGGTTTGTGGTTCAGGCGGGTCAGCGCTTTGCGACGATTACGGATTTGAAGGTTGGAGACGGAAACCAGCAGGCTGCGGTGGGTACGACTATCGCGATGCTAGAGCAGGGGTCTCGTGTGATGAGTGCGGTGCATAAACGCCTGCATTACGCCATGCGGATTGAGTTCAAGATGCTGGCACGGGTCATGTCTGAGAGCCTGCCACAAGAATATCCGTATACTGTAGAGGGTGCAGAGTCCGCGGTGATGGCGAGTGATTTTGATGACCGGATTGATGTAATTCCGGTATCTGATCCCAATATGTTTAGTCAGGCGCAGCGGATTGCATTAGCGCAAACCAAGCTGCAATTGGCTGGGGCGGCTCCAGAACTTCATAACATGTACGAGGTCTACAAGGATATGTATGAGGCTCTGGGTGTAAAAGACACTGACAGGATAATGAAGCGTATTCCTGATGAGGAACCGGAACCGAAGGACCCGGCGCAGGAAAACATAGACGCTTTGGACATGGTGCCTTTGCAGGCGTTTGAAGGTCAGGAGCATGAGGCGCATATCATGGCGCACTTGGTGTTTGGGTCTACACCTATGGTAGGCGGGATGCCTGCCATTGCGATGGCTTTGCAGAAGCACGTTATGGAACATGTGAAGATTGCAGCGCGAGAACGTGCGGCGGTGCAGTTTATACAGCAAAGACAAGCTACGGGCGGTGCGGCTGCCACCGAAGAAGAGATGCTAGCCATTGAGGGCCTGACGGCGCAGTTTGTTGCCGAGGGTATGCAGATGGTCAAGCAGATGTCTCAACAGGTATCTGGTCAGGGTCCAGATCCGTTAGTTAAACTGAAGGAGCAGGAGCTACAGATTAGAGCGCAGGCAGAACAGTCAGATGCTCAGAATGAAGCAGCCAAGCTCAATCTTGACGCGCAGAACCAGCAGATGCGGGCATCACAGTTCCAGCAGAAACTGGCCAGTCAGGAAAAACAGACCCAAGCACGTATTCAGTCTGCAATGGAGAGAGAACTACTAAAGAAACAATAGCTTGGGGGCTAAATGGAACCAATTAGTGCGGCGTTAGCAGGATTTGCATTATTTAAAAGTGCGGTCGATGGCATTAAAACGGCTATCGGAACCGCTAATGACGTGTCCGATATAGCGGGGTATCTGGATAACCTGTTTGAGGGTGAAAAGCAGGTACAGCAGGAACGTAACAAAAAGTCGGGCATAGGCGTAGGAGATCAGTTTGGTATCAAGTCTGTAGCGCAAGAAATCATAAACGCCAAACTAGCTCAAGAACAGATGAGAGAAATAGCCAGTATGGTGGATCTTCGTTTTGGTCACGGGACGTGGAAGAGCATAGTTGACGAGCGGGCTAGACGTATTCAAGCTGCTAAGGAGGCTGAGGCTGCTGCTAGAAAAGCAAAGATACAAAAACAAAAGGATTTTGAGAACACCATGCAGCAGGTCGTTATGGCCGGAGCGGTCATATTGATGTCTCTTTTGTTTTTTGTGATGATGTTTAAGGTGATGTTATGAGTCAGAAAAGGTTACAGGAAAAGTCTGTTTACGCTGAATACGACGAGGACGGCGACGGCATTGTCAGTGACGAAGAGCTTAGTCACATCAAAGAGATAAAAAAGACGGAAACGGAGCTTCGTAAGAACGTAGCTCAATTACGTATGGCCAGATATACCTTGATATTTATGGGATGTTATGCTGTGTTTCTAGCATCACCGTGGTGCTCTGCGGAAAAACTTGAGGGTCTAGGTGCAGTCACCGACCTTATATTCCTTAGTGGAGCGGGCATTGTTGGCGCATACATGGGCACGACGGCGTGGATGTCGAAGAAATAACAGAGTGAGATTATGGAAAACATTATAATAGCGGCCATGTTGGCAGCCATGATACATGGCCATGTTACGGGCGGTGAAAAACAAAAAGTTGTAAAAGATGATATAAACTGGGATCTTGCTGGTAATTTCAGAACGGAAAGCAGTCCCAATACTGTTCAATGGGTCATAATTACTGATGAATAGTATTCATCATACCGTTGAAACTCTATTTATACTTGTCATAAGTATGTGGGGATTTGACGGTTATGAGTGGCAGTATATTGGCAATCAAGTTTCTTTGCAGCAACCCATGACCGAGGCTCAATGCTTGTATTTAATTGATGAACAAATGTGGCAAGCAACATATCAAAATAAATATTATAAAATGGTGGCACACTGTTTTCCCACAGATTGTGCAGGAAAGACAGCGTGTGACTGATGCCGAAATTGAGCGAGAACACAGAATTAGCAATGCCAATACGCAATTTGATTGCGTTGCTGATAGCTGCAACTGTTGGCACATGGGCTTATTTTGGAGTTATCGAACGTCTTAACACCATCGAAAACAAGTTGATTTTGATGGAAACAGATTTGAATATGAATACAGAGTTCCGTATTAAGTGGCCTAGAGGTGAGATGGGTAGTCTGCCAGCAGATAGCGAACAGTTTATGATGATCGAACATCTTGCTGGAGAGCTAGAAAAATTGGCACAAAATATAGAATCAGGTAATGCTCCACACGACCAGCAACAGAAACTGGTCTTGGAGTTTTACGACAGGCGGCTCACAAAGATTGAAGACAACATTGAGAAGTTGACTAATAAATGATTGAGATGACTTTTGTTTTGCTGTTGATGATAGGAGAAGAGCGTGTCGAGTATACGCCCTATAAGAACTTGTCTGAGTGTCTGAACATACGCCGCAAGATTAAACGCAATGTTGGACACACGGCCGACTTTGATAAAAAGTGGTCATGTAAACAACTCAAGGTTAGACTTGAAGCTGGCGAGATTATGGAAATCTTGGAGGACGAATGATACAGGCACTTATAGGACCTATAGCTAATTTAGCCGGTTCCTTCATGGAGTCGAAGATAGAACAAACAAAGGCTAAAGGCAGAGTCGCACAAGCAAAGGCCGAAGCCGAAGCCGAAGTTATGAAAGTCGCAGCCACTCACGAAGCGGGCTGGGAAAAGATAATGGCACAGTCCTCTGACAACAGTTGGAAGGACGAGGCGTGGACAATTTTGTTTATTGTCATAATCGCCATGTGCTTCATTCCGTTTACGCAACCGTATGTCGAGGAAGGGTTTGCGGCTCTTTCTCGTACACCAGAATGGTTTCAGTGGGCGATGTACGCTTCAATCGGCGCTAGCTTCGGAATACGCGGGATAAAAGGATTTAAGAAATGAACAAAGACAAGTTACGCGAAGAGATCGCGGAAGATGAAGGATGTAAGTACGAGATATACCTAGATCATCTTGGTCTGCCAACTTTCGGAATTGGAGGACTTATTAAAGAAGGTGATCCAGAGTATGGCTTACCTGTCGGCACAGTCATTGAACAAGATCGAGTGCAACAACGGTTTGCTTTGGATATAGCCGTGACGATTGATGATTGCAAAGTTTTGTATGATGACTTTGATGATCTGCCAGAAGAGTGTCAACATATCATTGCAAATATGATGTTTAACATGGGTCGTCCTCGACTATCTAAGTTTAAGGGCATGAAAGCTGGCGTTGATGCTAGGGACTGGAACAAAGCAGCGGATGAGATGGTTGATTCCAGATGGTATACTCAGGTGCCAAATCGCGCACGGCGTTTGGTTGATAGGATGAGAGCTCTTGCAGAAACGGATTAGTGTGTTATAAGAACACCTGAGAGTTAATGCGGAGTTATCAGAGTGGATGAGGTTTATTTTGCGGAGGCTGTCTTCCGCATAGTTAAAGAAAGACGGCAAGCTATTTATGATTTGTTAATCTATGACAACGTAAGTAGCATGGAGCAATATCGTGAGCTCATGGGTAATTTAAAGGCTCTAGATCACGTGGAACAGGAACTCAAGAGCCTGCTAGATAAACAGGAGCGAAGTGATGATTGACTTAGAGGCTGCATCTGAAGGTGTGGCAAATCTATCAGAGGCTTACAAAGAGCCAAGCGATAGAGTCCTAGACCCCGAAGCTATAGGGGGTTCTCTCTTAGAAAGAATGCCAGATCCAACAGGATGGCGTATTTTGGTCTTACCTTACAGAGGTAAGGGCAAAACGGATGGTGGCATTTATCTTCCTGACGCGGTCGTTCAAGAGCAAACGGTATCTACACAGGTAGGTTACGTCTTGAAAGTGGGTTCGTTGGCCTACAAAGATACAGAAAAGTTTCCTACGGGAAGTTGGTGTGAGCAGGGGGACTGGGTGATGTTTGCGCGTTACTCAGGCTCACGCTTCAAGATAGACGGTGGGGAAGTTCGTATTTTAAATGACGATGAAATATTGGCAAAGATTAAGGAACCGGAAGATATTCTTCATTTCTAGGAGCGATAGATGGCAGAAGAAAAACAACAAATTGAATTAGATCTGGAAGATGAACAAGATACGGAAGTTGAGGTTGAGGCGGCCAAAGAAGAAGAGCCGCAAGTAGAAGCTGCAACGGAGGATCAGTTTGAAAAAGCTGAGACCAACACTCAAAAACGTATTGATCGTCTGACCAAGAAAATGCGTGAGGCAGAGCGTCAGAAAGACGAGGCTCTACGATATGCACAAGGTGTTCAGGCAGAAGCTGAACAGCTTAAAGAACGCATGAACACGATGGATACGAATTACGTTAACGAGTACAGCAATCGTGTTACTAGTGAGATGGGGACTGCCGAAGGTGAACTGGCTCGTGCTATTGAGATAGGTGATACAAACGGTGTTGTGGAGGCGCAGCGTAAGATCACTAGGCTTGCAATAGAAAACGACCGAGCCGAGCAGGCAAAGGCGCAACAGCAGCGCTACGCACAGCAGGCACAGGCACAAGTTCAGGCACAAGTTCAACAGCCCATGCCGCAGCAACAGCCGCGTCGTCCTGATCCAAAAGCAGAAAGTTGGGCACAACGGAATGAGTGGTTTGGCACAGATGAGGCCATGACATATGCCGCTTTTGGAGTTCATAAAAAACTTGTCGAAAATGAAGGGTTTGACCCGCAGAGCGATGAGTACTATAGTGAGTTAGACAAGCGTATGCAGAGCGAGTTTCCGCATAAGCTTAAAAACGGGGAAAGCAGACGGCCCGCTCAGACGGTTGCTTCCGTATCCCGATCTACCTCTGGGCGCAGTAGTGGGAAAAAGGTTAGACTCACCCCTAGCCAAGTCGCAATAGCGAAGAAATTGGGTGTGCCGCTTGAAGAATACGCGAAATACGTGAAGGAGTAAGTTGATGTCAGAAGAACAAAAAGAAATGTTTGAAGGCGGAATTAAACGTGCTTCTCGCGCAAACCAAACTAGGGAGAAAACGGCGCAGCGTAAGCCGTGGGCTCCCCCGTCTATGTTGGACGCACCACCTGCACCGGATGGTTATAAGCATCGTTGGATAAGAGTAGAAACTCGTGGTTTTGACGATACTAAAAACATCAGCGCAAAATTGCGTGAAGGTTATGAGCTTGTCCGTAGAGATGAGTACCCAGACTTTGAGGCCCCGGTAATTGACTCAGGTAAATATGAAGGTGTGTTTGGAGTAGGTGGACTTATTCTAGC